CTTCAGACAAACTTTCAAGTTGTTGAACAGCTTCTGGTGATAGAGCCTCCCTAGGATCTGTAACAAGCGTTCTAAATCCTTGAAGCGCGTCCTGAAGCATTCCTGTTGCAGAATCAACAAAATCACCTTCCGCATACCCACGAATCGGCGCAACGCCCGCCATGATGCCACCACCTTCGCGCATCTGCGGTGTTTGGAACATGGGCCTGTTCATGATTTCTTCGTACATTACTGAGCCTCCGCTTCTTTGCGGTTAACCTTTGAGTAGTCTACACGGTAGTAGCCGTCTTCACCCACGAGCACGGCTGAAGGATCAACTTCAACCAACTCTTGAGCGATCACACCTTCTGTTGGACCATCAACACCCATGGCTTTAGCCGTGTCATTCCAGTTCCATGTGTACCAACCAACACCAGGCTCAACTTCATCAACCTTTATGACGTTTTCTTTCAAGCGGATGTCAGATGGCATAAAGTTTGCTCCGAAAGATAACGCATTCATTGCCCGAGCAGCGGTTCCAGGCTGTTGATAAGTTCCAACCCCTTGCTGGCCAGAGCCGAACCCAGTGCTATACCCAGGCATAAACTGAGCGCCTTGACCAAGGACGTTGAACCCACGCTGCAACCTCATGAACGGCTCATCAGCCATTTGAGTACCAGCTTTGTACTGAGCATCAAGTCCGCGCTGCTGTATGTTTCTGCCTGTTGCGCCTAGACCTGCGGTTGTACCAATTTGGCTAGTCAGCATATCAAAGCCTTGCTGGCCCAGACCCGCAATACCTTGAGCGCCTGCACGCATTCCTTGTTGACCAGCCTGGTAAGCACTCATGGCGTCACCAAATGCGCCACGAGTCATCCTATCCATGCCACCCGCAGCACCTTGCATACGAGACATTTGGTCTCCAAAGATGCCAGAGCCAAGCTGTTGCCCAGACTGGAAGTCTCTTGCCAAGCCAGATGCGATATCTGCCCGCTGTCCTGCTAAGCCACCAATACCTTGCTGTGCTTGTAGACCAAGAGCACCACGCTGTTGCGCCATCTGGCCAGCGTACTCTTGAGCAGTCATGCCCAGTTGAGCAGCTCGCTGGGCAAGATCGCCTTGAGCCTGACCCGCCTGCAAGCCCATCTGTCCTCGTTGTTGAGCAAGCCTGCCTGCCAACTCTTGAGTGGATATGCCCATCTGTGCAGCGCGCTGAGCAATGTCTGCTTGAGAGGTCAGGCCACTAAGGCCAAGCTGGCCACCTTCAAGCGCGCCACGTTGAGCAAGTTGCTCTGCACTTAAACCAAGGTTAGCTGCTTGCTGTGCCGCACTGATACCTGTCTGAGCGCCTGCCTGACCCAATGAGCCGGTCAGTTGTGCAGCTTGCTGCCTACGCCCTTGTGCCTGCTCAAACGCTTGCTGAGCGGACTGTTGAGCCTGCTGGAACCCTTGTGAGCGCAACTCAGCGCCCGTCTTAGCTTGTTGCTGAAGGACATTGCGACCAATCTCAGCCTCTGCTATAGCGCCACGAGAGCCACCAAAAGCACCAGAGCGCACTGCCTGATCACGCGCAGCAATCTTTTGTTGCTCACCCAATCGTGCAATCTCAGCTTGTTGAGCTTCAATGACATCTCTGTTAAATGGATCCATGAAACTGCTTGCTGAAGATGGGTCAAATTGAGCGCCTGTTCCAGCAAGACCCGCAATGCCTTGCATAGCTGCGGCTCTTCCCATTTGGCCAGCAGATCGAAGATCTTGACCCGCCATCTGTGTTTGCATTCTGGCGCGTTGAGCCGCGTCCATAGCGCCCGCTTGAGCGCCAGTTACTTGTCCACCGATACCTTGACCAGCACGCTGCATGGCTCGTTGACCGATGCGAGACTCTCTGCCTGCACCCATTTCAGCGCCACGCATACCACTCATTGCAGAAGCGATATCTTGACGTATATCCCTGCCCGCAATGGCTAAGCCAGCTTGACCAATATCAGCTTCTCGACCAGTCGCTCTGGCGGCATCCATCATGTCTCTTTGAGCTATGGCCGCTTCTCGGCCCATGCCCATTTCGGCGCCACGGATATCACCAGCAGCACCTCTCATCATAGCGCGAGCTTGTTGATCCATGAACTGTTGACCCATGCGAGGGTCATAGCCACGAGTGCTTTGTTCGTACAAGGCTCGAGCCCGTGGGTCTGCAAATGCTCCAACAGAACGAGGGTCAAATCCTTGCGCCGCCCTACGGTACATGTCTTGTGCTTCAGAAAGTTGTCCGCCAAATCCGCCAAGTCCTTGAGCTAGGTTTCTTGCTTGCACCTCTTGTGGCGACAGACCAGCAACCTGCTGAACAGGAATCGGTATTTGCTGCCCAATCATCCCGTATTCTGGATTGAAGTAAGCGTCTAGTAACTGACGGGAAGTTAACTCAACCCCAGGGGCAGCGTACTGTTGAGATGCTGAAGGTTGAACTACAGGTGTGCTTTCGTCTGTCTGTTGTTGCTTACTCTTGCTCGCAAAAGCGCCCGCAGTAGCAAGAGCGGCAGGGATGAATTGAACAAAAGCTTCTGGCTGACCCGTCTTTGGGTTGATCGTCAGGTCACCAATTGGCGAGGTCTTTCTTAAAATATCAACTTCCGATGGGTTCATGTGAACCAACATGGAGTCTCCGTAGCGGCCTTGCTTGGCTAACTTCTCAGCCTGACCCTTCATTGGGTATTTGTTTTTAGCCATTACGCTTTCCTCATTGCCTTTTCACCGGCTTTTTGCAACGCATACATCATGCGAGCACCTTCTCTGCGCTGTTCTTCTTTAGACTTGCCAGCACCTTCTAGCCTTCCAATACCTCTAACAGCTTTAGCATTCACAACAAACTCGCCATCGCTTAGCATTGCAGGTATGTCATCAGATGTTTCTGTGCCTGGGCCAGAGATCGGGCCGTTCATGCGAGGGTATTCAACATCGCCGCCATCAGCAAACCCGCCAAAAGTAGGCGGCGTTGCATTTCTCATGGGATCGCTATAGCCCAACATAGATGGGTCACCTATTTGGCGTAATGCATTAGTGCCCCCAGCAGGCTTACCCGTTGCGAAGTCTATGAATCTGTCACCTAATCCTTGCAATGCCGAAATGCCGCTGTTGCTTGAAGGCTTACCCCCACTCTTGATGTATTCAATAAGCTCTTCACGAGTCATCTCTTCAAGGCGCTTTTCTTGCTTCTTCTGATTCGCTTGATAGCTCTCATTTGCTTGCTGAGCCATACCTCCAAGCGCCTCAATGCCTCTGCCAATACCACCGCCAATGCCCTGAAGAGCACTGCCGATGGAACTCATGATTCCACCTTCATTCATATACATGGGTTGAATTGAAGCAATACCCCCTTCGGCCATGCCAATTCCACCACCAATTCCGGCCATGCCGCCGAAAAGGTTGCTTAAACGCCCAGGACCGCCTAGATCAGAGAAGAGGTATTCTTGAAATGTTTCAAAAGGGGGAAGACCTTTATCAATTCTTTCTTGATTTATTTCCTGCATGAACGGGCTGTCATCAAGGTTAATGTTTGACGGATCGATGTCATCCGTTGTTTCTTCATCTCCAACAGGTGTGCCGTCAGGATAAACTCGAATGGTTTCTGGCTGAGTTCCTGCCGGTACAAACCCATCGGGCACTTGTGGTGCTGTAAGTGGCCCGCCAACATTAGGCGCCATTCTTTCGTAGTTTGCGTACTGTGCACCAGGCATGCGTTGTAGTTGAAAAGAACCCGCAAAAGGATTTGCCATATTGCCAAGAAAAGCTGACTGCGCTGTAGCAGGATTGACTCTTAGGCTAGGGTTCATTTGTTCTAGTCGGCTAGCAGGGAAGCGCCCAAAGTCTGCTTGTGTGTATGCTTGCTCTACGCCTTGCCCAACCAACGCTTGGCCGCGGTCTATTCTTGCTGTATCACTTTTGCTCATTTAACACTTCCACCTGCGTCTAGCCTGACGCAATCTTGAGTTAGGGTCTTTCGCTGCTCTAGGAAATTTTTTCATCTGTCCAGCAGATCGAGCACAAAAAGACTTCCTGCGCTTTGCCCTCTTGCCCGTAGGCTTATCTTCTGTTACCGCAGTCTGGAGTTTACTACCAGGATTTGCTTTGCGATAGGCTTTTACACCCGCCTTTGTCATGCCAGCACCTTCCTTTGTTGGAAGGTAATTAGCTGATTTTCCTGTAGTTGTTTTTGCTATTGACTTCTCGCGCTTACGTTTAGCCGCCTTAGATCTGCCGCCTGTAACTTCGCCGCCACCGCTGAACTCTTGAGCATATCTTCTGAACATCAGGAGTACCTTGTCTTCTTTCGACGGTCAGGCATCACAGCCCCACAACCACGGTGATTTCTTTTGGTAATAAGCCCGCCGTCTTTCGCAAACGTTTTAACCATGGTCGGCTTTCCTCCAACCCCTTGTTTTTTGGATCTCTTTCGCTCAACTGCGCTAGACCTTTCAGATGCAGTCATGGCTTTAGCCTTTGACCTAGGCACACACTTTGGGTATTTGCGGCTACGGCTTTTTGTACTTGATCGGCCACAAGGTTGGAACTTGCCGTCTTTCTTGGGTGCCCCAATGTCAACCCAGTCGCCTTTTGCGCCTTTGCCAAACCACTCTTTCAGGCTCATACAAGCTTCGTCCTAGGACGCTTGCCGGATAGCATGCCGTTAAATCCTCTGGGGTCAATCACCCTAGCGCGTTTAGCAGCAAAGCCGCCGCCATTCATGTTTTTAGGCTTTGGCCCTTTAAAGTCCTTGCGCTTTACTCCAGAAGGATCTTTGATCTTGCCTGCACATATCTTGCTGGCATACGCATTTGCATACGCTGAAGGGTACACATCAAATTTGCGTTTAGCTGCAGCCTTTCCCCTAGCACATAGTTTTCCCATTAACCTACACTCACCACTATATCGCCGTTAGTAATCACCTGAACCGTCCCCACTTGGCCTGTAGCCTCAAGGGGGCTGGAAACAGATTCCGCTTCCGTACTGACATTCAACCATTCGTTGCCAGTATAAAGCTGTAAAGAAGAGATGGAAGTGTTCCAAATAACATCGCCAGCATTAAACTGCAATGTATCTCTCTTGTTGCTCGTATACTGAGGAGTCGCATCAGGATCAAACGAACCTAAACTTAGCTCAAGAAGCCGTATCGTTTTGTTAAATGTACTCCCATCAACCCCACCTTGGTCAGCAACAAAAGGTAGCGTACCTTTTAGTATCCTGCTCATCTTCGACCATTAGGTTGTAAATCTAAACGAGTGCCGCCAACTCTAAAGCCCACCCCTAAACGATTCCCCATGTCGGCGTTGTCATCAGACTCAAAGCGAACAACCGCCTGACGCCCTCTTGCTCTCGTGTTTATCTTGGTCGTAGTCGAAGTAAACGAAGATGTTTGATCTGTTGTAAGACTTTCACCTGGGTAATTTCTGGCCTTCAAAACAAAATTTATCGTTTGGGTATTACCGGAATTCCCCGTGAACTTTACATCAGGGATACATCTTCGGATAAACTGAAACTCTTCCCCTTCACCCAAATCAAAGTCACCGCTTTCAACAAAAACGTTGTCCATGGGCGCGCCATCAGCATCAAACCCAGTTTCGTGCGAATAAATGTAATTGTTCCCATCTGTATAGCCAGCGGCTCGAGGGAAGCTTTCAAGCCCTTCATCAAGCCATGCGGTCCTAGATAAGCCCCCGATGGACCACGTCTGCTCAACGTAATTGTAGGTGACATATTTGTCTATGGACGTAGAGTCCGCAGAACAATAAAACCAACCAACCTCATCAAACTGTTTGTTGAGGAATCCAAAAACTTGGAACGCTTGACCTTCGTTTAAATCATCAAAAACATATGCATGTACTGAACATGGTATTGGTTGAACTGCGCCTTGATAAGAATAAAACCCTTTCTTGTCCATCCAGAAAACACCCGAGGGCGTGTTTACCGAGGCATTAGGCCCAATCAAGCTCACACCTTCATTGATCAGATTAAGACCGAAGGTTAATGGCGCGCCAATAAACTGAAGGCTATAAAGAGCAACATCAGTCCATATCAGGATTTCTTGCCGCGCTCGTAATCCGCCAATTATTTGTGAGCCTGCAGAACAGCGTAAAGAACCAGCAGTGTTAGTTGATGTAGGAAACCATTCGGCTGGGTTCTCTTGATCAGAAAAAGCAATCAAAAGTGGGTCAGAAGAACCTGTTCTTGCCGTTGCGCTGTCGTTTATCGGATCAGCGCCGAGAGCAATGACATGCCGATCAATGTCCGATATTAAAACTTGAAGAGCAACCGTTGGCGTGAAGTTGGCGCCCGACAACTCTGAGATGTTTACAGCACGATCTGTACCCAAAGTCTTTGCGCTGGTGTCCCAGTAATAAATTCCACCGGCCCGCACGTTGGCAATCAAATCCTCACCAAAACTATCCATAGACCACAGCCGAAGCTGATTTAATGAGCTTAATGCACTAGAAGAACCCCAGGAGCCAACACCCCAAGCGCCAGATCCCCAACCTGTACCAGAAACAAATACATCAAGACCAACATTTATTTGGTAAGCCCCTACAACGGAACTACCGCCGTTCCCAGTATCGCTGCTGTTTGCAGTGACTGTCGCTCCAGATGTGTCCTTTGCTGTAATGACATATACGGAGGTGCTAGTAATTGAGTCAATCTCGTACTCTTGATTAAGAACCGCAGCCGTTATGTTGCCGCCTAAAGAGGACGCTGCGCTGAACGTAACAAAATCACCCTTGGCGGCACCATGGGCGGCATCTGTCACATTGATAGAACTAGAGCCGTTTGTGGCCCCGAAAGTCACATCTCCAGCAGCCGTGGTAGATCGTATTGGAGTAATGTCGCTATAGCTGGCACCGGACTGTATATAAAGCTTGGTTCTTGTTCCAAGCCCCAATAGGTTTGTACCGTTCAGAGAAGTCCAACCAAGCAACTTTCGCCCAGTTCCGTTAAAAGATGCGGTCAGGTATTTCACCCAACCCCCTATCTTTTCTGGCAACCCCTTACGAAACCTCATTAGATTGCCATCAAACCACCCACCTTCTGCCGTATAGTTGGTGCCTTCTTTGTTGATACCCGGATTGAAGATAAACTTCTGCAAAGGCATTAGCGATACTCCCCCGTCCTTATCATCTCCGTTACCTCTACAGCACGGTTGCCGACTTGTTTGGCCCAAAGGCTATCCATAAATTCATCCGCAGCAATATCAAACTGCTCACGGGACATGGCTTCTAGCGCATTAACGAACCCTCGCAGCCGCGTAATACCTAGATTGAAGCACATATCGACCATAGCATCTCGTCTAGCTTTGTTCAGCCCCCCGTACCAATAGTACGCATCTCGCAGTTCTTGGTGACAACGCTCTAAGTCGTTATGTAACAAGTAGTCAATCTCATCGGGAGATAGACCCAAGCCAGACTCTGAGATGTTTCGGCCTACGCCTATGGTTTCAAAACCCGCAGTACACAAATACACCTTGGACTTGACGCCCTCATGGCGTTTTACCATCTCAACTAAATCGCCCATTACTTCTCCCGTGCGACGGAGTTAACCTTCTCGTAGGAACGCATAGCGCCCAGACCCAACATTCCCATCATAACGGGCACAAGAAGCGTTGTATCTACTTCCGGCACCGCAAACCAAATACCGAGGATATTGGCGATGATGGTGTTGTAGAGTAGCCCCAGAGCACAGATCCAGCCGATAGCAGGTCGCCATCCCGCTACAAATAACGACTTATGTGCGGCTTCCATCTTGTTGATTTCTAGCTGGCCTTTGAGCGCCTCATGCGAGTGCTTTTCAGACATAGTGGCAATCTCATGGGCCAAGGCGTTCTTTTGATCCTTGTCCTCTATGAACTTGTCCAACAACCCTGTAACTGGCCCTACTAACGATGCAACGATACTCATATCTATTTCCTGTTTGACCACGCCTGGGCGCCAAAGAACGCAGCTAGTATACCCGCAACGGAAACGAAGTAGACTGCGGCCATATCACCTAGAATCGTCGCTGCCTGCGCCAGCCCGAAAAGCTCCGATGCAACAACTAATGACGGGTACAGCAACATTCCCCACAAGGCGAACCAACTCATGGCTCGTTGAGCATCAGCACGTTCATGCTGTAGACGTAGCTCTTGTAGCTCTTTGCTTGTGTTTAGTTCGTCATCAGTAACAACGCCATCCCCATCCGCATCGTATTCGGCGTATTCACTTCCTTCTTGTAAACGTTTTGCTGCCATACTAATCCCAAGTTTTTGTGTTGGCTCCCACCCGCTTCGGAATGCAGTAAGCCGTTATGTTCTCTTGCATCTGGTAGCGGTTGTTTATCTTAGTCTTGCCCGTACTGACATAGTACGCAAACGTGTTACACCGTGTGATGTCCCGAAAGTAAAACTGGTCGGCTATTGGCTCACCGTTTACCACCACAACCAATAAAAACGCCATCATTACCTTGTCAACCAACCCAGTAACAATGCCAGCGTCATGGGCAGCAGAAATATCAACACAACGACAATCGCTGCGAATTCTTTAACTTCTTTCCAAAACTTTTTCTTTTCCGCAGCCTTACGCGCCAGTTCTGCTTGTTTCGCCTTTCTAGCTTCAGCCATCGAAGCCATCGCTTCTTTATAAAGGTCACCGTTTCCGCTTACGGTAAATAGGTCACGGACTTCGCGCATGGTGTCTTGGATCTGTTTTTTTGCCAAAGCCGCTTTTACGGCATCCGCCTCTGACAGCTTACCCTCATTCTGAGCACGTTGAAGCTCGACTTCGGCACCACCAAGAGTCGATAAGAAACTAGAAATACTGGAGATGTCGTCGGTGGTCTCAGCGATCTGTTTTATCGCACTGGTAGCAGCATTTACGCCAGCTACGATAGCTGCGATTTCACCAATCATGGTTAGGCCATAAACTGCGGCAAAGCTACTGCAACAATCACCGTGACATATACGCCCCAAATCATTAGCTCAAGGCGATCAAACCGCTTACTCCCATCTTGGAGGCGCTGCTCAATACCTTGATAGCGGATAGCGCACTCTTTCTCGTGCGCTTCAATCTTCGCTATAGCTTTTTCAGTGGGCGTCACTTGTCTTTAGCCTTACCTATGTTGAGGGCAAGTAAATCAACGAAGCGGTACAGCTTCGCAATCCACTCATCATCTTTGGGTGTCGGGGTGCTCGCGGCAATCAAAGATGCAATGGTGACAATCGTCGTGACCGTCGTGACTATGGTAAGTAAATCCATGATTACTTAGCTCCTTTTTTCTTAGACTGAGATATCTACCCTTTGTGTTGGAGCAAGTTCTGTAGCCTCAATCTTGTTACCTTTCTGGGTATACAAGGTAGGCATTACTGTCTCCACCTTCTCTTTCACGGGTTCGCCTTCCGCGCCTGTACGCAGACGCTCTTGTTTTTCAACAGCAATCTGCTTCCAACTAACTTGAGCAGATCCGGTTACCGAACCCACGTCCATAGTCTACTGCACCACTTCCGCTTCTGGCTCTTCGTCTTCAGCAGGTTTAACTGCATTGACGATAGCTTCACCGTAAGCGTTCAGTACAACCTGACGCTCATTGATCTGCATTTGCAGCCGTGCGATTTCTTGGCGGATCTCAGCAACACGCGCAACGTGCATCTGGGTTTCAACAGTCAACTCAGACACGTTATGTTCTTCGTCGTTAATGACGATTGTTTGCTCTTCGCTCATTACCAAGGTACTCCGTCAGCGGTTGTTGGCGTGATTTGACCGTTAATGTTGGCTTGCAAAGACGTTTGAACCGCATCTTTATCAACGCCATCCGCCCAGCACCAACCAAGTACATCAGCTTCAGTCAAATCCGCATACGGGATGTAATCGGAAGCAGACGGGTCTGGGGTAAATCCAATCGTGCCGTAAGACGAGGCGTAAAACGTGACGGCGTCATCACCAGAACCTTGCGTTTGCGAGGCATTGCATTGCCAGTGCGCTACGATCACAGCGCCGTTCATATCTTCGGGAAGAAGATCTCGTTCAAGGGTTGAGATGACCCATTCAAAAGTAGCGGACATTAGTTATTCTCCAGTTGTGCCACGCGAGCGCGTAAGGATTGAATTTCTTTGACGAGCATTGGTACTAACTTACTGTAGTCCACAGCCATCATTTCGTCGGGATCTTCTGGTGCTTGTACTGCTTCAGGCGCAACAGCTTGTAGTTCCTGAGCAACCATGCCGTAGTCTTGATGTGAGCCATCAACTTTCCAATCAAACTTGCGTACTTGGATAGCGTCTACTTTGCTTCCAGCGTCATCAGCGTCTTCAATGTTGGATTTGAGGCGTTGGTCTGATGAAGTGCCATACCCTGTAGCTGATGGAGTTGAGGTGATGCTTCCGACAGCACTAGAGTCGTAGTAGAAAATTATTTGCGATCTTGAACCGCTTACGCCGTTTTGATTTCTACAAATCAGCGGAGCCGTCGCCCCAGATCCAGCGAATAAGTGGGCGCTGTAGGGTGCGCTGTTACTGTTTACCGTCAGCCGCTCATTAAACGAAGTACCCGAGGTGCCAATGAAAACTTTCCCTGTCGAGTCTATGCGCATGCGTTCTGTAGGAGTTATATCCGTTCCAACAGCGACAGTGGTTTCTGCGTCTGTAAAAAACTTAATGGCGGCATACCCTACCGATATTGCCGACTTAGCCCACGCGCTTGAGTGAGAAACTGCCATCTTGTTGCCGGTCGAAGTGCGTTTATAGCCGCTGCCGATGACCGTGGCACCGCTGGTTGCCTGCCTGAATACGTTGGCAAAAGAAAGGTTAGAGCCTTCGGAGAAGCTCACGTTGTAATTGTTGGCAAGGGACAGTCCAGTAGCTCCCTCGTTTGAAACCCCCACAAGCACGTTGCCTGATGAGCCTATGGTCATCCGTGTTTCAGTGTCGGTAACGAAAACAATCTTGCCGCCCCAAGAAGAGTTGCGGCCTGAGTCAATCGTCATTACTCCGGTGTTGCCGACATGCGTAATCTTACTATCCACAGTGCCACTGCTTGTGAACTGGATTGTGGCTGTGTTTGAAGTTGTAGTGCTATCAATTTCAAAAACGGGCGTGGCATCTTGAATTGTTAGCAAAGACGCTGGACTGCTAGTACCAATACCGACGTTAGAAGAAGACCCTTCTACAAACAGTGCGTGAGTGTTTGCGTCAGACTCAACGCGGAAGTCTAGGTCTTTAGAGTTATCATTAAAAACAGTTTCAGTAGCATCCATTAATATTCTTGATACTCCAGCAGTACCAGCCAATATTGTAGCTATTTCAAGACGGCCATCTTCTGTTCCATCAGAAGCATCTACGATTCTAGTGTCTATAGCTGCATAAACCACATCTTGAGAATTGTCGTTTCTACCTTCAAAATCTATTAAACCTATTGCATCACTATCAGCTGGTGAACCAGAATTTCTATACATTCTTAGGTTTGGGCCAGCACTAGCATCCGCATCCGTTGACGTTAGCGTCAGATTGTCGGAGTTGTCGGCAACCGTAATCGTAGCGCCAGCAGAAGACGTAATAGCACCATCCACTTGCAACGTAGAAGCCATATCCACAGCACCATCAATGTCCACAACATCTAGGTTAGCAGTGCCATCTACGTCAATGTCGCCTGAGATGTCTAAGCTGGCAAACACAGAAGTGCCTGTGGCGGTCACGGTGCCTGATACGTCGGCGTTACCGTTGATGTCTATAAGCGTGGCAGTAAGGTCTATCTCATCAGTTGCGCCAAGAGCCAAGACCGTCGCGCTTGAGCCTTGTATGAACTGGCTCGCATCGTTGAACATAATCTTGTTGGTGCTATTAAGCGTTAGGCCAGAACCGTCTGTATGCGTCAGGGTCGTATCGCCATCTGCGCCAAACGTGATGACTGCGCTGTCAGAGGTAAACGTCAGGTCATCGTCAATGAACAAATCAGGCACAGACAGGTCTTGGAAAGCATCGACCATCGCGCCACCAGAGCCTGCACCGTCGCTGTATATGGCTTTTACTTGACCATTAGCGATTGTGATCGTGGCACCAGAGCCTTGCTTGATAATGATGGACTGCGATCCGCTCGTTGCGTTCTCAATGAACCAAAGTTTACTGACCGTGTTTGGCCCTATCGTAATGGTGCAAGCAGAGTCTAATGTGCCTGTATACTTGAGAAACATGCTCCTGCCGGGATCAGTAGAGCCATCGGCAATAGTAGTAGTATGAGTATCAGCATTCGTCGTAATAGCTTCCGTGCCAAAGGAAAAAGCCTCCGCTATCAATTCTAGGTTGGTGTTTGTGCTTGTGCCCCACGTCCCCGACTCATCGCCTGTTGAAATTTCTTTTAATCTAAGATCGTTAACGTAAGTTGCCATCTCTAAGCTACCTCATCCCAGTTAGGGGTTTGACTATCCGACACTTCAGACCATCCGGGTGTCTGTGTGTCTGTAACCGCCGTCCAATTCGGCGTTTGACTATCTGACACTTCAGACCATCCGGGTGTCTGACTGTCCGTTATATTATTCCAATTTGGCGTTTGAGAGTCATCTACAAGCCCCCAGACGTTAAAGTATCCTATTTCGCCCGTTGCCGAAACTCCTGTCGGTACAACGGTTATGCCTCCAATGAAGGTTACATTACCAATTTCACCTGTGGCTGAAACCCCTGTTGGAGAGGCTGTTGTCCCAAACGAAACAGTGACTGAGCCAACAGCACCTGTGCCTGCAACTCCTGTTACGGGAACAACTACTTCTTGTTCTATCGAAACAGTTCCAACTTCCCCAGTACCCGCAACGCCGGTAGCACTAACATTTGCTGCACCGATTATGGTGACAGAACCTACTGCGCCAGTACCTACAACTCCGGTGACTACCGCATCTGGGTCAACATCGACAACCCCGACAGCCCCTGTACCCGCAACTCCCGTTGGAGATGCCGTTATATCGAAAGATACGGTTACATCACCGACTTCACCCGTTCCTTGAACGCCAGTGACAGCCGCATTAGCTGCTGCGACAACGGTAGCTGTGCCCATCTCTCCAGTGCCTGAGACACCAGTGACTGAGACATTAGCATCAGCTTCGAGTGTAACTGTACCAATCGCTCCAGTACCAGAAACGCCAGAAACACTAGCAATCGCGCCTGCCGATACAATAACCGTTCCGACAGATCCCGTTCCTGCCACTCCCGTAACAGAAAAGGTAATACCCGAACCTTCAGTAACCGTAACGGAACCAACAGAACTCGTTCCTTCAACACCTGTAACGCCGACATCTGCATCCCCTGTTACAGTAAGTGTTCCAACGCTGCCTGTAGCCGCAACACCTGTGATAGAAACAGTAACACCTGTTCCCTCAACAACAGTGACCGAACCAATACCGCCGGTAGCTTCAACGCCTGTTATGGAGACGGTTACATTTCTAACCGCTGATACAGTGACCGAACCAACAGCCCCTGTTCCTTCAACGCCAGTAACCGAAAATGATGTGCCAGAGCCTTCGACAACGCTGACTGAACCAATAGCTCCTGTTGCAGAAACACCTGTAACTACGGCGTCTGGATCAACGTCAACAACACCGACAGCGCCAGTGCCAGAGACTCCGGTGACTGCGAACGATGTACC